TCTCTATCTAAAATCATATTTAAGTAATGAATGGCTTTTTTAATGTCTTCCTCTTTACCTTTATGCTTGTGCCTACAAATGTATTTAATGGCATTACCTTCAGCAAATGGAAGATTGTTTTCATTAATAAAGTATGCTGGTTGTACCTTCATTTTAGAATAATGATTGCCACCTTCTTGGTACTTTAAGCTTTCAAATATATCTTTATTAGTCATCTTTTGTTTCTGTTTTGATACCATTGTTCCCATCGTCTTTTTTCTCTGTCTTTTTTAATATCTAACAATAATGAAATTAATCCTGCTGTAAGTGCTCCAACTACAATTAATAAAATATCTCTAATTATATCTTCCATAATATTGGCTCCTTTGTTTTATCGTTCCAATCAGATGCTCTTAAAATTCTAGCTAATCTTGCTTGAGTTAGCGCATAGTCTTCATCTAATTTCTGTCTTTTGTATTCAGCTAAAACTGCTTCCCACATTTCTGGTAAGTCTTTTTTATTTGCTAAAACTCTTGAAGCTTTAACACCTCCAATTGTTGGACATCCTCCAAACCCATCAGTTAAATCTCCAACTAATGTTTGATACATAAAATTATAATTAGCTGTTTTTTCATCAACTACTTCAGTGCTGTCATCATGAATAAAATGATGAATACCTGGAATAGTTCTCATATCTTTATCGCCAGATAAAACTACAACCTTATCTTTATTCTCTGGCTTGGTTGCTAATATTCCACATACATCATCACCTTCTAAATTAGGTAATGAAACACACTCATAATTTTCTTTTAAGTATTCCTTAAGAGGTTTTACTATAATTGGTTTTCTAACTTTTTTTCTGTGTGATTTATATTTTGGATAAATGTCATGTCTAAAGTTAGTCTTATGGTCTTCAGCTATAATTATTTTATCACAATTTAATTTTGATTTATAATTTTCTAATGTTGTATCAACTACTTTTTTTCCAAGTTTAGCATCTGCATGTAAAGTCCACATATCATCTTCCCATTGTGTAGGCTCTTCTAATGCTGAAGCTATTCTGTAAACAAACAAAGAACCATCTACTATTAAAGTTCTTTTGCTTTGGTCTATTTTTCTAATCATTATATTTTTATCCTTTTCAATTTAATTATATTTTGTGTAGGTATGCAGGTTGTGTTTCCACATTCACTTATGGAACCATCGTCATTAAAACTTAAGTCACCTATAAATGTATGTGAGTTGTTTTCTTTAGAGACTAACCAACCTGTAGTAATACAAATACTTGGTATGCTCTTTTTAATACTTTCTAAATTTTCCCAAGTAGAACTAGAGTTCGTATCAATCCAATAAGCTAAACAGAAATTGTATGGAAAATTTTTTCTATTTAGTTTTGGTATCTTTGGTTTTAATTTCAACTTTCCTCCATAAATTTAAAAATTCTGACATTGGAATTAGGACACACCTGGATTGATAATTGTCTCCAAGCATCCTTATGATTTGTGATTTTCTTTTTTTATTTTCTGTAATAAAAATTTTAACTATCTGTTTTAAATTCTTAACTGGTACAAGCCATTGGCCTACGCACACATCTTGATTAAACATAAATCTGTGTACCCAGTATTTTGCTTTGGTTGTTCTTAATCCACTAGGTTTTCCTTTAAATGCAAGCTCAATACAAATGTTTCCAGACTTCTGCCAAAAACCAAATTCTGATTTAACCTCGAATTTATCCTTACTTAATCCTAATATTTGAGCCAACGAGTGTTCGGATTTTACTCCTCTCGCTAAATCAAAATCGAAATCTTTATTGTTGTTAAACATGATTATATTTTGTAAAACCTTTTTGTTGTTGATTGCCCTCATGGTGAAATTGGTAGACACAAAGGACTTAAATTAATTTGAGTGCTCCAGGTGAAAACCTGGAAGTAGAACCTTTTAAATTCGGTGAAAGCTTTAAAATGCTAATACCGAGCCAAGACACAGTGATGTGTAAGGTGTAGAGACTAGACAGAAGGAAGCTTAACTGCTTAAGGTATAGTCCAGACTACAAAACGAAAGTGTAGCGAAAGCTATAGTGGTACGAAAATCCTTGCCCTTTTGGGAGTGACAGTTCGAGTCTGTCTGAGGGCACCAACAACTAATGAGTATTAGCCCAGTTATTTCCTATTTTATATTCAGCATCTAAAGGACATCTTAAATTAAAATATGTACCTGCATCTTTAATTGATTGCACAGCAATCTTTCCTACTTCATCAGCGTAATCAGACTTACACTGAAGTTGTAACTCATCATGAACATGAGCAACCATAGTACAGATATTCTTATCATAATTTTTTTCCTTTAATTTTTTATGTAAAATAACTGTAGCCATTTTTATAATTAATGCGCCACAGCTTTGTATCAATAAATTTAAACTTGAATGTTCAGACCTTGGAATTAATTTTCTTTTGTCTAAACCTAATAAATATTTTTTATTTCTTGTTGCAATAATAACATTATCTCTTAATTGTTTTAGTGCAGGCAAAGCTTCAAATATTTTTGCTTTTATTCTTTTTCCTTCTTGGGAACTTTTTCCAACAACTGCACCAAGCCTTGTATCTCCGATACCATAGATGATGCCATAGATGACCCTCTTCGCCAAATCTCTCGTTGGTAAGCCAATCTGTTTTTGATTGTAGGAGTGAATATCCCCATGGAGTAATTGCTTTGTAAAACTTCCTTCATCGAACGCACCGATATAATGAGCAAGACAACGAAGTTCGAGACCACTAGCGTCACAACCAATAAGCTGAAAACCATCAGGAACAGTAAATAAAGACCTACATTCTTTACCATAAGGTACACCAACAGAAGGCGTTTGTGCAACATTAGGTTTTTGGTGAGTGCACCTGCCAGTGTTCGCACCATTTGTGATAACGCTTCCATATATTATTCCATCCCTTTGTAATTTTAGCCAGGCGTTGTTGCCTTCAGCTAGTTGTCCTATTCGTTTTTGTATTAAAAAATGTTCAGCTAATAATTTAGCTTCTGGATAAATTAGTTTTGATAAAACACTTTCATCCACTTTTGGTTTACCATCTGGTGTAAATTCTCTAGGCTTCCAACCTTTATTCATTAACCTATCTGATATGTGGTCTCTTGAATTAGGATTAAAAGTTAATTCTTTATACCTTTTAATTGGTACACCTTTTTTATAACCTAGAGTTTTGTTATCTCTTTTAGGTGTAAAGGTACCAATATATTTTTTCCAATTTGGGAAGGTTGAAACTAAAGATTTCTCTAGCTCCAACCTTCTGTTTGCAAGTGAGGCATACAGCTTCTTTGCAGAAGCCACATCAAAATGAAATCCATGTGCTTCTTGCAGATATATACATCTGGCAAAGTCGTGCTCTAACTTGATTGCTTCAGTAGAGTAATTTTGTTTTTCAATTAATTTGAAAAGTTCATAAGTTACTTCTACATCCCTCTCACAATATGTTTGCATAGCTGGTGTCCATACAGAGAAGTCATTCTCTTTTGCATAGTCACCTTTTCTTAAACCTAATCTATAACCCCAACTTTCTAATGAATGTCTACCTGCTAAATTTAATGGTAGTTCTTTCATTTGAAAGTCTAGTTCTTTTCTATTAGTCCATATCAATCTGCTAACCAGTAAAGTGTCAAACACTTCACCTTCAATTTTATATTCTGGATATAATTTTTCTATGACAGGTAAATCAAATTTTAAAATATTGTGGCCAACTAATAAGCTAGCGCCACTTAAAATATATAAACCTCTACCAATTTTATCTCCATGATATGAGAAGACTTGTTTGGTATCTATATCTTTAATTACAATTGAATGTATTTTGGTTGCATCTGATAAGAAACCATTTGTTTCTAAATCAAATATTACTCTCATAATTTATTGCATCACTTCTATCTTTATATTTAAGATTGTTGGAATTGTTGGAGCTACATTATAAAATGCGTCTTCCAAAATTCTTTTGGTTAATGGTGTATGAACAAATAATATTGGACATACATTTGGATATTTCAAAACTAAATGAATTAATTTTAAAATCTTTTTTAATGTTGAATACATATAGATTTTGTCATCCTCTTCTAGGTGCTCAAAATCTGTATCCTGTTCTATAAATTCTTTCAGGACATCATCTATTTGTTTCTCTTTAGGCATCTGTAAAATCACCTTCAGATAATCTTCCAGTTTGTCTGTTATAATGTAATGCACATGCAACCCCTGTATCTCCAGAGTATCTATTCTTAAGAACTCTTACTGTTAATAAATCTTGCGTTTCTTCTGATTGTTGATTTCGTTCTAATCCAATACAAATATCAGTTAGCTGTGCAAGCGCATGGCTACCTCTTAAATGACTTAAAGAAGTTATCGCTCCTTCTTCATGACCAGACTTACTATCAATTCTTTTTAAATGACAAATTAAAATTAAACCAAAGTTTAATTCTTCAACCAAAGTTCTTAACTTGGTCATTGTATAATCTATTAGTTTTCTCTCATCACCTTCCAGACCAGAGACCACCATATTGATATGGTCTAAAATAATATAATCACAGTCACATCCTCTGACTAAAAATCTAATTTTAGACATTAGGTTTTCACTATCTGTAGAACCAAAGTGTTTATGGAAATATGTTTTACTTTGAATTTTTTCCCAAGAAGCTTTTAAAGTTTCTTTATCAATATTTTTTCTAACTTCTTCTTCATGAATTTTTTGATTTAAGTCTATTGATATTAGACCTCTAATACTTCTAGCTACACTTTCTTCTAGTGCTATGTAGCCAACAGTTTTATCTTTAATTACTAAATCATAGGCTAGTTCCCTAGCTAATTGTGATTTACCTGTACCACTTCCAGCAGTTAATAAAACTATTTCACCTTTTCTAATCCCCTTACATTTATTATTTAAACCTGCAAATGGATAAGATGTGCTTTCTTTACTATCATCTTGAATAACTAAATCCCAAGTATCTGCACCAGCAACTATACCTTCTGGTGTATAGGCTTTAGCGTTCCATATATGGCTGATAATATCTTTACCTCTATTGGACACCAACATCTCGTTGGCATCCTTTAAAGGCAACTTTGAGATAAGAGCTTTTTTTGGACTAAACAATTGAGCACATTCGATTGAAGCTTGATTGCCTGCTTCATCGTTATCAAACATTAAAACTACATTTTCAAAACTTTCTAAATATTCTAAATTCTTTTTAATATATTTTTTAGCTGACTTTGCACCAGATGGTACACTTACTGTTGGCCAACGATTACCTTGAATTTTAGAAACTGACATACAATCAATTTCGCCTTCTGTAATTGTAATCATTTTTTGATTGCCCTTCCATTTGTGCTGTCCAAACAATCCAACTTCATTCATATCTCCTAACCAAATAAAATCTTTGTTTGGAAATCGAATGTGTTGAGCAACCATCTTATAATTAGAATTATAGTATGGAGCTATTTGAACTGGCTGACCATTGTAGGTACCAGTTTGATAATTAAAAAATTTACATGTATCAAAATCTATTTGTCGTTTTGATAACGCATGCACTTCACCTGTAATCATATCTGATTTTTCCTTTGTATTAATAAATTCGTTTACTTCGCCATTGGCTGTTTCTCTATACTCACAACCAAAACAGTAAGCGTGTCCATCAGAGTACCTGGCTAGGTTATCTCTTGAGTTACAATTAGGACATGCTTCGTGTCTTACAAATTCTGAATTATTCTCCTGGCTCTTCATAACCCTCATCACCAGGTAACAAGTCTCCTTCTACCCACAAGAACTCTGTCTTCGCATAATCATCAACATCAAATGAAGGACAGTGTTTATCTGAAAAATTATTATGGCCTTTTACTTCTGCGTGAGGATATGTTTTGTGTAATTCCTCAATTAAATTCTTTAAGCTTGTCCATTGTTCACCAGTGTAATTAGCATCTGCAATTGATATGTCATCTTCTGCAACACCACCAACCATAGCAATACCTATACTGTTATGATTTTTTCCACGACAGTGAGCTCCAACTGCATCAGTTGTTCTACCATCTTCAATGACACCATTTCTTCTAATAATAAAATGGTACCCACAAGACAACCATCCACGCTCTCTATGCCATCGGTTAATTTCTTCATAACCAATATCCATTGAAGGTTTAGTTGCTGTACAATGTATAATAAAATAATCTGTTGTTTTTCTACTCATATTAAAATCCTGCTTGTTGTTGATGTAATTCTTTGACCCATTCATCTGGTAAGAATTTTTTTGTTGAATAAATGCAGTGGTATTTGAACCCTTTAAGTTCACACCATCTGCCATAAGTTGTTTTAGATTTCTTTCCAATTTTTGTTCTTGAATTAGAAAACACAAATCTAATATCTAAATCTGGATGTTGTTGTTTAATTAATAAATGTTTTTTCCTATCTGAAGTTAAGAACTGTCCTTTAGTTTCAAATATAATTTTAAATTTATCTTTTGCTGGACAGTTAAAATCTGGAGTGTATTTGGAAGGTTTTTCTGGCTTGAGGAAGTTTACTTTATAATCTTCATAACCGAACTTAATATGGTTCTGTTCTAAAAAATTATTAAAATCTTCCTCAAGTTTAGATTTGAATTTAGAAGTCGGTTGCGCTGGAAACTTCTTCTTGTACTTCCACATTGTCCGACCCTGTATTGTTGGAGTAACCATGTACTTTATCGAAACCACTGGCTTCAGCAGTTTGTCCACCACCTTCAACTAATTCTTTTACTTGAACTGATTTAAGTCTTAAGGATACACCTGCACCAAGTGCTGGAGTAAACCAAGGGAATGGTTGAAAGCTTACTCTTAAAATTGAACCACCCCAGATACTTGTGTCTTCTGGATTAATTGGTTTTAATTCACTATCGAATAAAGCTGGTCTTTGTTTAAAAGTCTCACCAGTTTTACCATTGGTACCACTGGCCTTCATTTTAAATTTGAAGACATATTTATCATCTTCTTGTTTGTAAGGTAAAGGAGCTGTTTTAATTTCTTTTTTACCTGTCTTGTCTTTAGCTTCTGCTACAGCTTTAACTTGATATTCTTTTAAAATTTTTACAAGATTATTTGCTGGAGCTTCACCAAGTTCCAAGTCTACTTTGTATTCACCTTCTGGTTTGAACCTCACATCACATTTAGTTAAATGTGGATAGATGGCTTTGCCAAAAGGAGAAGTAAAGGTTTTTGCTTTTTGCATAATTATACCCTCCTAGGTATGTAAGTTAAATTTAATGTTGGGCTGTGGTTAATATTTTTCGCACACAACAAATAATTGCCCAGCCCAACACTGATGAAGTTTCAGTTCATCTATAGTGTCTTGTTATAAACGCTAGCGTAGTCATTTAACTACAGAAATAATAACTACCCAATACATTCTTCAATTCCAGAGTGCCTTGTTTTGGAGTAGGTTTTATTTTGTGTTGTTTTTCTTTTTGAATTTGTGGGAGCATTTCATCTTTAAATTCTTCAAGTAAATTTTTCCCATCAAATATTTCAACAAAAGCTTCTCTTAATGATTGGTTCATCAATTGAACATCTGTTGCCAGGACACCAAAGCTATCATGAACACAAGCAAAGTTTTCTATGTTGTAATCTTTAGCTTTACTCACAGCCTTTTGAAGGACAGCGCCATCTAGTGCGTGAACAAAACAAGGTGAAATACTATTAGATACTTTACGCTTATCTATCTTGTTAGTCTCCACTGCTATGGTAGTTTTCTTAATGTCTGGAGTATAGGTATTACTTTTGGGTCTAAATATTTTTTCTCCCATATAAGTATTTATTCTTTTAGTTTCTAATACTGGACAAACTAGCTGAACTTTAAACCCTGTAGGTGTAGTCCAAACAACTGGCAATCCATTTTCTGAAACTAATTTAGATGTATCTTGTAACCATTTCATCGCTTCTTTAGCTGATACAATTACTTCATCTAAAGCCTTCCATACAAACCTAGATAAAAATGCTGAACCTTTAAATATATTAGGCACACCAGGCATAGGATTTCTGTCAGTAGAGAATGGTATATCTTTAATACCATCTTCTTGAAGTTCCTCCAGGTGGTCTTGAATATATTTCCTACAAGAAAATTGAGTTAGTCCATATACAATACACATGGTAACTTTTTTTGTAGTCTTCCTGTTGATACCATAGTCCAACCATATCTTTTTCAATTGACTATCTGGTTCTGCTTCAAGTAACTCAATAGTAGCATTTGCAACTTCACCATATACATCTTGAACTTTATTAGATGGTACCAGGTTTACTGCATTACCACCTTTTTCATCTTTGAGTAATGCTGAAAAAATTTGTAGACCAGAATTAGTGCAATCAGAATAACAAATTACATTAGTTATAAAGTCTAAACTTTTTCCAGATTTACAGAAGTCATTCCACTCAAAACAAAATGATAAGAATTGTACTGGTTCAGATGCTTCAGCCCAGAACTCATAATTATTATGTGGGTCTTCAGCAGATTGCAGAATAAATTTTTCATTTTCTTTAACCCATTTTATTCTGTTCTCTAAAGTATCTTTATCATGACCATACATATTAGCACCATGGACAGCTAATCTATCTACAGCTAATTGAGTGCCAATCTTTTTACCATTTCTAAAAAGTAATAAACCTTTAGCCAAATCATTTTGCTGATAGTTTAATCCCTCTGGTACACAATATATTCTACCTCTAAAATCATATTGAAGAGGAAAATAAAATTCTTCAAATTGTTCATAGGTATCTGCAACACTAAATATTTTTTCAGTAAGTAAAGCCTTACTATCAATTGTTGCATTGTAATTATGAACAGCTAAAGCTTTCCTGCTATAATCTTTTCTAGCTTCTTCATTGGTTCCAATATCAAAAGGTTTTGGTGGTAGTGGTATTTTACTACTAGGTAAACCAGCAAGTGGTAAACCTTTTTGATGAATTGTTTTTAGTACCTGGTAAACAGAAACATTAACCTTAAAAGGTGTTTCCTGTAGAGTGTTTATACATTTATAAACCTCTGGCATTTCATGTGCTCTGTTTGATATTTCTTCCAGATAAGCTCTGGATGCTCTTTTCACCATATTATAGTGCATGTGTTACCTCATCAGTTGATTGTTGATTTTTGGATTTAAGTTCTCCTATAGTGGAACCTAATTGAGCTGGTCTTAAATCTTTAATTACATACCCACCAGAATAAGGATTGTTGTCCCACCTTTTAGGTGAAATAACCATGGGTTCCCTAAATGGTTTTAAAATTTCTGCATGTAATTTTTTCTGCTCAATCCATTCCATTGTTTTTTCAGTGGCCTGGACATAGACAATTGACTTGTTCTTTTGAGCATAAGTCTTGGTAAGCTTGAT